CCGCCAGTATTGCCCGCTCAATTCCCGCGCCGCCGCTCTGGTGGACGTACTCGCCAATGTTGACAAGGCATGGTATAGCCGCGCCCGGCTCGGTCTGATAGTCAATGTCTATGCGGTACACTTCGCCGCGCGTCGTGGTGTGTCCGTTCCGGTTCCGTCTGCCCTCGCGGGCGGTGTAGTAGATATTCGTCATTTCTGCGCCCCCCTCGCCCCGCTTAACCGGATAATCATGCTGGCGGCTTGTTGTAGTGCTCTGGCCTGTACGTCAAGCCATTCCTCGTTACGGTTCGGTCTGCGCTCTCCTTCGCGGCTGCGCCTGTACTCGGACGGGCTGCAAAGGCGCTCCGCGATATCGCTATCATATATCCACGCGCTGCCGCCCCAGCTGTATTGGCTCCAGCTGTCCGCGCCGTTTAACATTTGTTCTTTCAGCGCTGCGCGGTCGGTCAGTTTGTCCTCGGCAAAATATCCGCCCTGTATGGCCTCTTCCAGTTCCTCGGCCAGTCCTTCGGCGTATCCCTTCACGCCACGGCCCCACGCGCTGCGGGCCGGTTCTGCCTCGATAGCTTGTCTTAATTCTTCGATTGTCATAATTTAATACTTCCTTTCGTTTTTGTATTCAATGCTTGTCCTTGTTTACAATCCCATAGTATAGTATTAGTGGTTGCTTGTCAACAGGTTTTTTGGAAAAAGATTGATTACTTTTGCACAAGGATTTTTGCGATAGTGATATAGCAACTTGTGATATCGATGCACACGTTGCACATGCTCAGGGCTTGTGATATTGATATATCAATGATGCGATACTGATATACCTATATAGAAAAATATTTTTTGTTTTTTTTTGGGGAAAATGAAAAATTATTGATATATCAGTATCACATGTGCTAGAAATGCCTATGTATAGGCAAAAACGGTGTGTATCAACTGTGATATCAATGTGCAATTATTGATATATCAGTATCACATATTGGCTATACATGAAAAATTCGAGTTTGGTATAATTCCTTATTGTGTACCGTCTATAAAGGGCTTGCGGTAGCTGCGATAGCAATGTGTGCAATGTGTGCATCAATCTGAACACATTGATATCACATGATATGTTATGGTAGTTGTTTGGATGGATTGCCAGTTTGTGCACAAAACGATATAATAATTAAGAGGTGATCGAACGATGAGCAAAGAGAACGCGAAGAGGATCAGCGGCGTATATCCTATTGAGAGCGCAAACGGAAAACGCGCATTTGCAAGAATGCTATACCCTGCACAATCGGATGGATGTTTTCATCCGGACTATGAGCAGATAAAGATAGATATAGATAACTACTTTAAGCAAGATACTTTTCATAATCCGGCTGGGCTCAGACTTGCGTTGAGAAATATCGATCCGGACGTTTTAAACCTGTGGTTATATGGATATGTGCAGCATGAGGACATAGCCGATGAGGACATAGCGCCCAACGAACAACTTAAAGATGCCATCCGCGCAGGCAAAACGGCCTTGAGCAATGCACTTTTCAATAAAGATTCAAAGTATCAGTCGCAACTTGTTATCCGGACGCTGGAGGGCATTGGAGAATTGACGCCACAAAAAAAGGTTATTGATATAAATCTCGGCGGCCTTGGCACGTGGGAAAAAGCGAGCAAATAAAAAAAGGCCCTTTGCGGGGCCTCTCTTTATTTGAAATACTTTTGAAATTTTGCGGGGATTTTTTTAATCAAGTGGCTATCACCGCTTTTGTCTCTTTTCCACAAGGATTTTCCAAACACTGGATCATCAAGGTTTATCCAGTGTTTTAATTGTCCAGTCGGCCAATAATCAAGCTCTATCATCATATGTTCCTTTCCCCCGGCTCATTGTGGCCGGGCTGCTTTGCGCTATGCTTTTTTGGGATTTACACATTCCCCAACATATGTTCCCGTCATGGCTTGTCTTGCATTTTTGCAATACTTGCAATTTTTGCATTTATAGATCCCTGTATCTTTGCCTTTTAGTACATGCAGGCTGCACGATGCATCTAATAATGTTCTCATTACATTCATCCTTTCTATTGGCGTCAATGCGCCGGGTGCTTTGATCGTTGCGCTTTGCTTACCAATCCCACACAATATGGATAAGGCCGTTGTGTGATCCATCGCGCAGCGACATAACAAGAGCATCCATCTGATCATAGGTTAGATTTTCTGATAATCTTCGTCCGCTGCACAGGTCGATTATGTAGTATGTTCCGTTTTCGCTTTCTCTTACTGCCATGATATTCGATCCTTTCTATTTTGGGATTTTACACTTTTATTATAATACATCTGTATTTATCCAATATCTAACCTGCGTCGTTGGCCAATAATCCAAAATTATCATTTCTATTCCCTTTCTCCCCGTTACGCCGGTAGGCCAGCGATGTGATGTTATTTCCTTTTTTCAGGTCTTACTTCGATATGGTCGAAGTAAACGTGTTCTTTACAAGATACATCAGTTGCAATGCTTATTCCTTGCGATCTTGCTTGCTCTGCATTTTTTGCTTCGATGCCGTGATAGTACCGCAGCACAACGCCTTCGCTTCCTAGTCCAACAACGTATTTACGCATAATATCCGCCTCCATTCAATATTTCAATTACATACTAGCATAGTAGTAGTAGATAGTCAACACATTTTATTGTTTACTTTTTCACAAGCAGCCTTGCTCATTGCAGATGGATGCATGGCTGCTTTGATCGATGCAGCGTTGCGCCGGATGCCCGGATCATGCCGGCCAGGCTGCTTTGATCAATGCGCCATGCGGCCCCGGGTGTAGGGCATGGGCTTTTTGTGGCCGGGGGCGGAGGACTGCGGGGCGGGGCGGTATATCGCGTACATTCACCCTCGCTTCACCAACTCAATGCACCTTTTTCAGTGCATCCTCTCCCAATGATTGCCAACTGATTTGGTTGCGTGTTACAATGCATAGTGTATGGGGTGTATACCACCCATTTCCGGTGGCGGGGTGCCTTTCTACCGCTGACGTGTCTGCGAAAAATCCAATTTCCCCAGAAACGAGGTCGCAATGAACAGAGAACTGCTGTTTCAGATAACCGAAATCAACGAAATTCGCGTTTATAGTGACTCTTTTACTGGCGTGTACGACGGCAGGCGCCTTTTTGCGGGATATTCCGGTGAAAACGAAGCGACGCGGCTGAAACTTGAGTTCAGCACCGACTTTGACAGTTACACCAAGATATTACAGTTCAACATAGCAGGCGTTTGGACGACTGTTGACAGCGCCGCCGTGAACTTTGATTACGATATTACGAGCACACATGCGATACCTGAGCTGATCGAGGCGCGTATCCAGTTTACACTAGGCACACAAATTCTGTGTACGAGAATAATAAACCTTGAAATCAAACGCTAAGACGCCCGCGGAGCTGCGGCACAAGAAACCAGAGAAAGAAGTCGAGCCGCGCAAGGCGAAAGAGCGCGGGAAGACATTATTAGAGCGAGGTTTGAACCAAGCGTTCGGCTCACCGACGCCGAAGCAATGGGAGTTCTTGGAGGCGACGACAAGGTATGTCGGATACGGCGGCGCCCGCGGCGGCGGCAAAGCGGTAAGCATAACTACACCAATCCCAACAATAAGTGGCTGGAAGAACATGGGTGACATTGTTGCGGGGGACGTTGTGTTTGATGAAAACGGAAATCTCTGCACAGTAGAGTGGGTTTCCGGGATAATGTACGATCATAAAGTGTACGAGCTTACGTTTTCCGATGGGTCGGTTATTGTAGCGGACGCGGAGCATGAGTGGGTCACAGAAACGAGTAAGGACAGGAAATCGGCGGTTCGTCTATCTGATGAATTCCGAGCCAAAAGGCGCGCAAAAAGACCTTCGCGCGGAACAGGCGCAAAACCCTATTTAGCCAAAGCAAACGCCGAGCGCGTTCATGACTATCTTACTCCGACAGCACCAACAATCAAGACGACACAGGAAATCGTAGATACATTGACGGTGCAAAACGGCAGGGAAAAGAACCACGCGATTAAGGTGTGCGGAGCGATAAACCTGCCGAACAAAGAGTTGGCGGCAGACCCGTATGTGTTGGGTGCGTGGCTTGGAGATGGTACATCGTCCGGTGGTGCGATTACAGGTATAGACCATGAGATATTCAACGAAGTATCAAGGGCGGGCTATACAGTAACCGACTATGCAAACATAAAGACAAAGGGCGTCCTCGGACTTGCGGCGCAGCTAAAGGAAATCGGTGTCTTTAACAACAAGCACATTCCGCAAGAATATCTTCGCGCATCAATCGAACAGCGCATCGCGCTTTTGCAAGGGCTTATGGACACAGATGGGTCTTGCGACAGCCGCGGGCAATGCGAGTTCTACAACACAAACAAGCGACTGGTCGAAGGTGTGCACGAGTTAATATGCAGTCTTGGGATAAAAGCAACAATCCGTACCGGGCGCGCAACGCTGTACGGCAAGGATTGCGGCGAGAAATACAGAATTAAGTTTCAAGCAGAGATACCAGTGTTCAGGCTTCCGCGAAAACTGGAAAGGCAAAAACGCGACGACTTCCGTGGAACGCATGAGCGCAGATACATCGTAGCGGCAAAAGAGATTGAGAGCGTGCCGGTTCAGTGCATCGGTGTGGATTCACCGTCGCACCTGTACTTGGCGGGAAAGAACTTCATTCCGACGCACAACTCACACGCCGTCAGAACCAAGGGCACGATGCTATGCTACCGGTATCCCGGCATCAAGATACTTATAATCCGCGAATCATTCCCGATGTTGCGAAGGAACTATATCAACCCGATGCGAGCGGCATACGCGGTATTGCCCGACGAGGACGCGCCGCGATGGAGCGACACTGACAAAGCATTCATCTTCCCGAATAGCTCGACGATAGAACTCGGGTATTGCGCTACTGACGCTGACATAGCGGGATATGTAGGCAACGAGTGGGATGTACTGTTCTTAGACGAGGCGACGCAGTTAAGCGAGGATCAGTTCTATGGTCTGAACTCATGCGTCCGCGGCGTGAACAAATGGCCGAAGCGCACGTATTGCACCTGTAACCCTGGTGGGCAGGGCCACGAGTGGGTAAAACGGCTGTTTATCGATAGGGACTTTCGCAAGGGTGAACGTCCGAGCGACTATACATTCATCCAAGCCCGTGTGTACGATAACATACCGCTGTTGATGGCGGACAAGGGGTTCACGGACGAGTGGACGCGGTACAGGCAGAGAACCGGAAAGCGGGTGCTGAACGAGGAAGCCATACTGGCGTGCATCGATAGCTCGACATATGTACAAGCGCTGAAACAAGGCGCGCCTGAAATGGTAAAAGCGTGGCTCGAGGGCGACTGGAACGTATTCTCTGGAAAATTCTTTGGCGAGTTCGACCCTAGGGTTCATGTCATCAGCGACATGACGGAAGATCAGATACCCTCATATTGGCGGCGCACGGCGGCAATCGACTATGGTCTGGACTGTTTTGCGGTGCTATGGTTCGCGGAATCACCGACGGGCGACGTGATATGTTACCGGAACTACGAGCAAAGCAACTTGATCGTAGAACGTGCGGCGGCTGTGTTCTTGGAAATGAGCAAGTACGACCGGCTGGAATATGTGTCCGCACCGCCCGACTTGTGGAACAGACGGAACGACACCGGCAGGAGCGCGGCAGACATCTTCGCTGACTACGGCGTTCATTTTACTATGGCAGGGAACAACCGGGAGCAGGGATGGCTTAGCGTCAAGGAATACCTGGCATACGACCACCTGAACCCGAAAAGCACACCGCGACTTAGGTTCTTGGAAAGCTGCAAACACGTGATAAAATACATTCAACTGGCGCAGTTTGACGTAAAGAAACCGAACGACGTGGATGCAAATCTGAACCATGACTGGACCCACAGCATCGATTCCCTGCGCTATTGGGCAGGTGCGTGGCGCACAACGCCGAACGCAAAACCCGAACCGGTGAACTATAACTGGATATTCAAGAAACCTGAACAAAGCGGCAACGGGTACGACGTACCGAACGACTATCTGTTTGGAGGATATTGATGTTCATAGACATTCTTGGAACGCAATATGAGATTCTTGTAAAAAAACATGACGAGGACGAGTCTTTCAAGCGCAGGGGTATTGACGCTTATTGTGATGGGTATGCAAAGCAGATCGTTGTTTGCGATGTGTCTACCCATCCAGACTATGAGCAAGACGGCGAAGAAACGTTGATTCCATATAAAAATGTTCAACTTCGGCACGAAATTGTACATGCGTTTTTGTTTGAGAGTGGTCTGGCGCAAAACTCCGGCGACCCAGGTGCATGGGCCATGAATGAGGAAATGGTGGACTGGTTCGCAAGACAAGGCCCGAAGATTTACAAGGCATGGCAGCAAGCGGAGGTAGTTTAATGGAAAGCATTATCGGCGCAATCATAGGACTTGTCGTTGCGTGCATGGTAATTCACATGTACCGCAAAGGTGTGCGTGACGGCATGGGTATGATTCATGGCGATGCACCGGCTATCAGTGAGCCGCCGCAGATATTCACAAAGAAACCGGAAGAACCGGAATCGGACAGCATTGAGGAACAGTACGCGGCGTTTATGAACTATCAACCGAAGTACACGGAGGGACGGAATGCAGAAAGCTAATAAAGCGTCCGACATCACGCAAACATGGCGCGAATACATGGCGGGCGTTGATTATAAAACCATGATCGGTCTGTATCAAACCGTCAACGAGAATTTTCGGTTTTACGATGGCGACCAGTGGCACGGCATCCAAGCGCCGGACATGCCAAAACCTGTGTTCAATTTCATCAAGCCTGCGTGCCGGTTTATGACGATACAGATTAAAGACCGGAAACTTGCGCTTAAATACATGACCGAAGGCGAGCGGCCCGACGTGGCAACGATCCTCGACCAAATGAGCGACTATGCGCGTCGGACATGGGACCGACTGCGCATGGAGAAAAAGAACCTCGACGGCTTGACCGACGCGTTCAACACCGGCGATTATATCTTGTATCACTGGTGGGACGACACGATCGAAACAGGTCAGCCGTTTGCCGGTGACATCAACTCAATGGTCATCGACAACGTGAACTATTACCCCGGCAATCCGAACAACGCTGACGTGCAAAGCCAGCCGTATATCATTTTAGCAATGCGCCGAATGGTATCGGAAGTGCGCGACGAAGCGAAGCGCAACGGTCTGGCAAACGACAAGATAAAGCTTATCGTGTCGGACAACGACACGCAATACGTCGCAGGCGAAATGGGTCAGTACGAACTTGACGGTGGCGAGAAATGCAATCTGCTTCTGCGTATGTGGAAAAAGGATAACGAGGTATGGTTTAGCAAATCGACGCAATATGTTGAGGTAGTAAAGCCGCAGCGTGCGAAACTGCGGCTGTACCCCATCGCAAAAATGTCTTGGCAAACAAGAAAGAACTGCTGTCATGGCATTGCCGAAACGACATACTTAAAATCAAGCCAAGTGTATCTGAATAAGCAGATGGCGTTCACGCAACTGCACATATTGCAATCGGCGTACCCGAAAGTGCTGTACTCAAAACAGAAGTTCCCCGACGGGTGGAGCAACAAGGTTGCCGCTGCGGTAGGTGTAAACGGCGACAACATCGAAAATGTAGCGAAGTACATGAATCCGCCGACGCTGCCGAGTGACGTGTGGGTCGGTTTCGATAAGACATTGCAGACTACGATGGACCTGATAGGTGTGAACGATGCGGCAATGGGCAACATTGCAAATCCGAACAATAAATCGGCGTTCATTGCGGTACGTGACGCGGCAATCGTGCCATTAGAACAACAACAACAGCGGTTCTATGAAATGATGCGCGACGTTGGTCTGATCTTTATGGACTTCTGGATCAACCATTATCCTGAAGGACGGACGATACCGGTCGAGGTTGAAAGCATCGGTATCGACGGTCAGCCCGCAGGAAAGCAAACGGTAAACATTCCGTTTGATATGACGGCGTACAAAGATATGGTGATCGACTCGCGTGTCGAGGTTGGCGAATCGCACATGTGGAGCGAACTGAACGTCGTGCAAACGCTGGACAACCTGCTTCAGCAGGGCGTGCTTACACCCGCGCAATACTTTGAGCGTATGCCGGAGGGCTACATACCCAAAAAAGACGAACTGGTCAAGTACGCGACCGAACAGCAGGCGAAACAGGAACAGATCGCCGAAGCGCAGATGGCCGCGCAACAAATGGGTGGAGCGCCGATGGCTGCACAATAAACCGCCACCATGCGGTTAATAGGAGGAAGCATGAACTTTATGTTCGGTCTGCCGTCAATCGACGGCAAGTATGACATTCAGGTTGTGAGGACGATAATCAATCAATTCCCGTACATCACCAATGAACATCACACCGTTGAATGCAATCTTGTACACAACACGCTGATCCACAATGCCCGTAACGCGATGGCAAAGAACGTGCTGGAAAAAGACTGCGATTATCTGTTCTTTATTGATTCGGACATGGTGATACCGAATGACACGCTAAAAAAACTCGTCGAGTACGACAAGGACATCGTGTCGGGAATGTACTTCCACAAGAAACCGCCGTTTGCGCCGGTGATATACAGCCAAAACAAAAAAGGCACGTTCGATGTGATAATGGATTATCCGAAAGACAAGTTGATCGAGGTTGATGGGGTGGGCATGGGAACATGCCTCATCAAGCGCAAAGTGTTCGAGAAACTCGGCGCGAACTGTTTCGATGTATTACCCGCATCGGACGAGAACCCCGTCATCAATGGTGAAGATTTTGCGTTTTGCTACCGTGCGCGACGCGCCGGTTTCAAAATATACGTCGATACAAGCATGCAAGCATTGCACCAAACGGTGCGCTACATCGACGAAACATACTTTCAGAAAGCCAGAGTGCTTTTTGAACAACAAGAAAAGGAGAATAACAAAAACTAATGGAGAAAACAACTGCTACACCACAGGCAGGAGCAACAACGTCTGCCGCACCAGAAGCGACGATAAAGGTCAAATTCAACCATGAGGAACGGGAAATCCCGGCCAGCGAAGCAGCGGTCCTTGCTCAAAAAGGCATGAACTATGACAAGGTATTTGAGAAGCTGCAAAGCGTCGAAGCGCAGTTGCAAGGCTACACGTCACAGATAGGTGACTATCAAAAGCGTGAAGTTCAGCGTGGCGCAGACGACAGGGTACGCCAACTTGTAGGCGGAGGTCTTGATGAAGCAATCGCAAAACAACTTGTAGAAGCGGAGACGAAAGCCAGCATGACGGAGCAAGAGCTAACCCAGCTAAAAGCACAAGCGGCCATTGATAACCAGATCAAAACGTTTGTGTCGGAACGCCCCGATGTTGATTTGTCAAAGATTCCTGACGAAGTGATTGCGGCGGCAAAGAAATCCGGAAACCTATTGAAGGAATTTAACGCATGGGAATCCGGTGTTCTACGCGCGAAGGTCAAAGACCTCGAAACACAGCTTGGCGTGAAACAGACAAACCAAGAAAACACCACATCGAGCATGGGCGGCGCGACGACAGTAGGCAGCGCGGCACCCGGCGAGATTACCGAGGAGTCCATCAAGGCAATGACGTCCGAGCAGCGCAAGGCGCAACTTTCTGACAAAAACAGCCCGCTATGGAAATTCCTCAACCGACCACCCAAAAAATAACAAGGAGAAAAATATATCATGGACAACTTCATTCCCGAACTGTATGCAGACATGCTTATGGTCCAACGTCCCGAGGAAACCGTCTTTGCAAAGCTTTGCACAACGGAATACAACGGTAAGATCGAGGCGCTGGGTGACAGGGTTCATATCACCGGTTTGGGCCGCCCGACCATCCAGACGTATACCAAAGAACAAACACTGACCGCGGAGTATATGAACGACTACACTGTCGAGATGGTCATTGACCAGGCGAAGTACTTCGACGTGTGGCTCGACGACGTGGACAAGAAGCAGGCGCTTGCCGACCCGACTGCCACGATCATCCAAGAAGCGCGTCGCGCGCTGGCTGAGTCGATGGACGCGTATATTGGTACGTTGTACTCGCAGGCCGGTACGTCCGTGACTGAAACGCAACTGTCCTCGACGAACGTCATCGAGAAAATTAGCAACGGCATTGTGCAGTTGTATAAAAACAACGTGCCGACGTCCGAACCGCTGTTCCTCGTCGTGTCTCCCGAAGTGGCTGAAAAGATCATGATCGCCGACATCGTGTTCAACACGAACAACAGCGAGACGATCTCGAACGGCTGGCTGGGCCGCATGAAAAAGTTCATCAACGCTACGGTGTTTATGAGCAATAACGTGTATTCCCCGTCCACCGTCGATTACTGTATGCTGTTCACCAAACGGGCAATCGGCCTTGCTGAACAGATTCCTGCCGGAAGCGTCGAGAAGATGCGTTCCGAAACCAAGATGGCGGATTTAGTCCGCGGCCTGCACCTGTATGGAGCAAAGGTAATCAAGCCGAAAGAGCTTGTGTCCCTGAACTTCACGACAGTTGCCGAAGCTTAATAGAGGGAGAGTAAAATAACATGGCCAACATCGTAGTTGCAACCGTTAGAAATGCTACTTCCACCGTGCTCACGGCGTCCGCGGGCGCCGCGACGTTCACGATTCCGTGCAGCGGCGTGGGTTCCGATCATCGCATGGTCCTTATGGTGGACAATACCAACACGGACGTCATTGTCCGTGCGAACATCGCCGCCGGTGATGGCGAGCGCTCTGTGCTTGGCGCTTTGGATGTAGACATTGCTATCTCGTCCTTCGCGTTCATTCCGCTGACCGATTCGATGCGATTCAAAGTCGCAACGACCGACAGTGTGACCGTGAACCTGCACGACACCGCCGATACCGCGCTGACTGCGGGACCGCTTGCGAACATCAAGTGCGCGGTAATCCAGGGTTAAACAACAATAGTCGGAGGGAAGCACAATGACGGCACAACAGGCTTATGAAAAAGCGCTGGGACTTCTGGACGAACTAGAGACTGACGGTACGGTATCGGACGACACAAACGATGCGTATGAGCATCGCGCAATACATGTCATTGATATGTTGCAGCGCGACCTAGCGCGTTGTGAAGGTGTCGAGCCGAATACGATTACCGCTCTGACGGACACCCTGCGCATATCAGATATGACCGCTGCCACAGTGCTTCCCTACGGCATTGCCGCAAACTTCGCGCTGGTAGACAGCATGACCAATCTGTACAGCGTGTACCAGTCGGAGTATTTATCAGGGAAACTTCGCATCAAAACAAAGTTCGAGGACATCAACGACGACATGCACGTCATGTCTGGATTTTAGCCTGCCTTGAGCAGTAGAAAGGACGTTTAACATGTCATATACACATACCACAATTGCTGGCGCGTACCGGCACACAGGCAAGGTAGCCAAGATTTTGTCCACCGCCGAGATCACCAAGATCAATGAAATGGGCGTCGAAATGGAATCGGTTGCCGCCGGAGCAGTATCCGATGGCGCGATCACCGACGCAAAACTTGCAACGGCTGTTAAGGTCGGCGCCGTAACAGACCTTACTACGACATCCAAAACGAACCTTGTCGGCGCTATCAACGAGGTCGATTCGCACGCCGACACCGCGCAGGCTGCGGTTGACGCAGTAGAGGCTATTCTTGGATCGACCCCGCTCACCACAACGGCGCAGAATGTCACGGACGCCGTGAACGAGCTTGACACCGCGAATGCCAACATGGTTACGTTGGCCGGAACGCAAACGCTCACCAACAAAACATTGACAAGCCCCGCGATCACGACACCGAAGATTGCCGATGGTGATTTGGGACTGACGATTACGTCGGCAGATCAGACAAATGCTGCAGCAACGGCGACGATTCCCAACATCGGCGATGCCGCTGACGAGTTTGTAATGAAAGATACTGCGCAGACGCTCACGCTTAAAACTCTGACATCCCCAACTGTAAACACTCCGGTTCTTACTGATCCTGCGCAGACGGTTACGCTTTCGGCGCATGATTATGAGGCTGGACATGCTGACTGGACGCTTTCCGCAGGCGAGCTGTTAAAGCCCTACCACAAACCGACCAACGCTGACCAGGCTGTGAACGCCATTGTCGCCGCGACAATCAGGCCGTACTGTTTCATTAACGCGACGGGACAGGCGCTGACGGTCAAAACAGCTGCTGGCACAGGCATCACGATTGCCAACACCAAAGCTGCGTTTGTCATGTCCGATGGAACCAACGTGATCCGACTCACGACCGACGCATAAAGCGAGGAACAATGCCTGATGTAACAAAAACAGACCTGTTGCGGTTGTCAAAGCGACTGGACGACAACCGCAACAGCATAGCATCAATAGAAGCCAGTATTGTTTCGGGAGCGGTTGCCGGTCCCCAGGGCGAGGCTGGAGTTGGCGTACCCGAAGGCGGCAGCACAGGGCAAGTCCTCAAAAAAGCAAGCGGCGACGACTTCGATACAGAATGGGGAAATGTGGAATTTGGGAATTTGGACGGCGGCACACCAACATCGGTTTATGGTGGGACCGTGGCGATTGACGGGGGGAGTGTGTAATGGCGTTACAAATACAAATTAGACGCGGGACCGCCGCAGCATGGACTGCCGCGAATCCAATTCTTGCCGAGGGTGAAATGGCCGTTGAGTTGGATACGCACAAATACAAGATCGGTGATGGCGCTACAGCATGGACAGCGTTATCGTATTCGTCCGGTACAGCGGGAGCGGACGGCACAGATGGCGAGGATGGCGAAGATGCGCCGGAGGTTATCGTTGAGTACTCGCTTGATGGAACAACGTGGAGCGAAACATACACAGAGGGCGACGCATACGTTCATTTCAGCACTGATGGCGGTTCGACGTTCGGTGATTCGGTATTTATCGGATATGGCGGCAAAAGCGTACTATATCCGATGAATGAAAGCGCAGCAGGTGAAGGTATCAGATATTTTACGATTGTCGCTACTGCACTTAGGAGAGCACCGGAAACGTTCGATCGATTCAACGTGCTTGTGACACCGCTGACAGCGTTTGATTTTTCAAGTGGTGATTTCCACGTCAGAATCGAGTACGACGACGGGGTGTATACAGAGTACGCGGAAGTCACTTCTGTACTGCCTAAATACGAGTCCGGCGTCGGGGTTGTTGTGTATCCGTCAATGTATATCCCGCTTGCGGTAGAACCAATACGCCCGACGTTTTACGAAATGACGGAAGAAGATCCAGACACTCCGGGGACAAGGCAGTTTGTCATAACAGCCACATACTTACAACATCCGCCGCAAAATGGAGACATGTTCTTCGTTTCAGTCAACAACGAACTTGATCTCGATACGGACGATATTTACGTTCGAGTCGCGTACATTGGCGGGCAGACAACCGACACGGTGTCGTGTCCTGTTGTATACGGCGTTGGGCTTAGTAGTATGGGGATTTATAGGTACACGGCGGGATATAGCACGCTTGATTTTAATTCGGCTAATATATGGTGTACTGATCCCACCAATGAGGACGCCGAATCTAAAGTACAGGATGTGCTTGATGCGCTTTTTACGTTTGCCAATGACGGAAAGACGGCTGTTGCGTCCGCCATTGGCAGCACCGAAGCAAGCAGCACAGACACCTTCTCCACATTGGCGGGATACATTACCACCGACAAAGGCACTCTTGCGGATAATCTGACTGACAAGGGTGTAGAAGCAGCAAGCAGCGAAACGCTGGCGGCGCTTGCTGGTAAGGTTGCCGACATTTCAACGGGCGGGGATGTATCGGCCTATTACATGGGCGACGTTCATACCATATTGACCGCACCATCCATGCCGACGATTACCACGTCCTTTACGCTTGACGAATAGGAGAAACAACATGAGTTTAATTTTAGCAGAATCCGAAGAACTGAAAGAGTTCCGAGAGGAACAGCGAAAACTGCAAGAAAAATACCACCAAATGCCCATGCCAGTTGTGACGCAATGGGATGTGTTGAGTGATGAAAACGGCAAAGTGCTGTGGGCGTCGGAGATCGGGCTTGCGAAAAGCTGGACAAGGAATGCGTACAATCTACTTGCTCAAACTGTTGGGTTTTCTACGTTATATGGATCCACTTTCGGGGACGGATATACCACATTCAAAGGTACCGCCGGTAATATGCCAAGCATGGGTGGGGCATATTCATATTATCCAGTTTACAATAATAATGCGATCATATATATATTGCTCGGGTCTGGAAACACGGCAGAGAGTTTTGATAGCTATGCCTTGGCGACTTTAATAGCTAATGGTGCAGGCGCTGGACAGCTTACCCACGGAACCGGAACCATCAACACATCTTGGATAAGCGGAAGCAGGATATTTCGGACTCAAATTGTCCGTTCATTCACAAACAACAGTGGTGATTCTGTAAGCGTTGCCGAAAAGGGACTGGCTTGCTCTGGTCTTTTCAGGGCTAATTCAACATCCAACGGTTTTGCAGAACAAGTTCTCCTTCAGCGCGACGTACTTTCTTCCCCCGCATCGGTTGCCAATGGTAAAACATGGACGGCGGCGTATCAAATCGATTCGCCTGCGTTCCCATCGTAAGGAGGCACCATGATAATCAATCTTTTTACGTTGATGTTTAGCTTAATTGCAGCCGGATGGTTAATTTTGTTGGCTGTATCAATAGCGAGGATATTTAGGTAAAGAAAGGACAAAACATGCCCGAGATAAGATTGCCGTTGCTCAACGGCGGGTTGAATATCCAAGACTTAGAACATAAGATCATGGATAACCAGTCGCCCGACATGCTCAATATGTGGTGCAAAGATAACGTTTTGTCGAAGCGTTGGGGGCAGGCTTATGTTGCGCTGACTCTTGGTGGCAATCCACTAACGCTCGGCGCGATCAAAGGCATATCGAGCGAGTTTGAGGGGTATGTCTGCATCCACGCCAACACAAAACTGTATAAATGGAACACCACAACGAACGTGTGTACTGAATTGGCAATGGTTGCGGCGACGGCATGCACGTTCTTTGAGTTTAACGGCAACCTGTATCATATTGATGGCAGCGAGATTCGCGCCATCACAGCAGCGTGGGCCATTGCCGCTGTGACTCCATATGTCCCTGTAACATACATTAACTGTGCGTCCGACTTGTCCGATAGTACGGCGAATGAGGATCTGAATTTGCTCGGTGCAGGATTCACCGTATGGTACAACGGGGATAATGACAAAACGGTATATCAACTTCCGCTCACAGGACTCGATGCGACAGAGATCGTTGTATATGTCGGAGGCGTACTAAAAACACTCACATCAGATTATACATGGGTTGCGGCAACCGGTATTGTGACGTTTGGTACAGCACCCGGAACAGGCACAAATAACGTTAAAATAACAGCACATAAGACTGTTGCGGCGAACAAAGCAAAAATCACAGCCTGTACGATTGGCATACCGTTTGGCGGCGAGTCGAGTTCCGTATCCGGCGGTTCGCGTGTGTTCCTGATGGGCAACGCAACATATCCTCGGACGTACTGGTATTCTGATCTTGGCTCATCGCAATCATATGGCGCGGCATATTTCCCCGAAACACAGTTCGAAGAATTATCGAGCAACGATGACGCGATCAAGGCGGCAGCGAAGCAAGCTGGAAACCTAATTATCCTAAAAGAGCACTCACTGTTCAAGGTGGGGTATGTGTTCGACGGTGAAACAGTGTATTATCCTGTTGTCGAATTCAACTCAAACATTGGATGTGATATACCAAAATCCGTACAGCTTATCGACAACAATCTTGTGTTCGCTAATACAACGGGTGGCGTGTTTATGATAATCAATACAGCAAACAGTGCCGAGGAAAACGTTAAGCCGATTTCCGCAAACATAAACGGCACAAGGGGCAGGAGCGGACTTCTCGATGAGGCGACGCTGATTGCTGCAACGTCAGTTGATTATGACAGGAAATACTGGTTGCAGGTCAACGATAACGTATATTTATGGGATTATGACCTGATGCCGTTCACTGGCTCTACGCAAAGCGCAAGGCGTTTGGCGTGGTTTAAGTTTAACAACATTAGCGCGGATTATTGGCATGGCGACCAAAATGTTCTATACTATGGTACAGGGACAAGTATTGTGAAATTCAAAGAAGCGCTGAACGATTTTGATTTAGCGATACCGGCGTACTGGAAATCAAAAGCGATTGATTTCAACGCACCCAATTATTTAAAGCGCATCTTGCGTGTGTTCCCATCAATCAATGTTAAAACAAACTCGTCGGTGACAGTAACGGTAATTGATGAAAACAAGATAACGTTCTTTGAAAAAGTATTCGAGATCAACTCGTTTTCGTGGGCGACATTCGCGTGGAACACATTCTCATGGGAAGTGGCGCGGTTCTCAAAACCATACAGGCTCAAGACGCGCGTTAAGAAAATCGTATATTGTCAGATCGTTATTGAGGGTAACGAAATAAACCGCGATTGCGGTATAACGGACATAGTTATCAGCTACATGATACTCAGCGAGGTGAAAAGATAATGGCATTTACAACAAGAGTGTTCAATCCAGCAACAGGGTTGCTTGATACAGCAACCTATGTATCATCTCCCGCGAGCGAAACGGCGGCTCGGCAACAGTTTCAAACTGTTATTGGACAGGTGATGACTGCGCTTAACGCCTTGCAAACCGCGCTTGAAAGCGCCAATCTTGGCACAAGCGGCGCGGAGAATGTCGGGTCTGCAATTATATCCGGGGTTAGTGGTGCAACGGTGCGTACACAGATCGCTGATTTAAAGGCACAGATTGACGCAATCATCGCCGGCTCCGTTTCCGACGGAAGCATTACTACTGACAAACTCGCCGCTGATGCTGTTGACGGAACAAAGATTGCGGATGATGCAGTCGACAGCGAACACATAGCCGACGGCAGTATTGATACGGCACACTTATCTGCCGACGCGGTTACCGGCGCGAAGATAGCCGATGATTCGATCGACAGCGAGCACTATGTCGATGGCAGCATTGATGCAGCGCACTTAGCGAACGGTTGCGTTGTAAATGAGAAGATCGGCGCGTTGGCCGTTGTAGAAGCGAACATTGGCGCGGGGGCTGTGACTGCCACGAAGCTCGGGGCGGATTGCGTCAACGGCACAAAGATAGCGGACGACTCGATTGACAGTGAACACTATGTTGATGGCAGCATTGACAAAGCGCACTTATCGGCCGACTGTGTTGACGGCACAAAGATAGGCGATGATTCGATTGACAGCGAACATTATGTTGACGGGAGCATAGACGCGGCGCACATTGCAAACGGTGCAGTAATCAAGGCCAAACTCGGGTCTGACGTTCCGCAGCAATTGTACGGAACCTCGGCAACCGCTCCTGCCGGGAATTACGCGGCAGGAACGCTTTATGCAACGTATTCTGCGTAGGAGGCAATAATGTCCACTACTGTAAAAATATATCCAACAACAACGGCGCATCAATACTGGCGCGATACTACATGGACGCAAAACAGTCCATATACAAGGGCATATGCTGGTATAACGAGTTATCGTTATCATTGGCCTATACCGTTTGATCTTTCGGCGTATGCTGGAAAACAGCTTGTATCAATGAAGCTATGCGCCAAGTTCTCGTCTGAATCGAACGGTTTTGCAGGCGACGAGCGGGTTCGTGCCGGATACACAACGAGCAACGCAAACGAAGCAGCGGCGCATGCCGCAACATTACTTGCGGAGGTTTTTCCAACCGACAATACTTTTTGCGAGTTTAATATTGCGAACGCGTGGTCAACGCTCATTGCAGGAACGACATACCTTGTCATATCGTCAGATGCACCAGGCGATTATGCTGTGTTCTATACAAACTATGGGACGGTGGCCGCGGCAGACAGGCCATATATTGAGCTTGTGTACAACGAACCAATACAGGTCAACATTGACGGTGGAACGACATGGAAATACGCAACGGCGTTGCAGGTCAATGTAACTGGTGGGGCAAACGATTTTAAGCCCGTAACAAAGCTTCAGGTGTTCGACGGAGCGAACTGGAAAACGGCATTTTAGGGAGATGAAACGATGGGATATGTGCTTTCGGTAGATGTAAACAAGCCTTACAACGAGCGCGCAACCGGTATCAGTGGCTCGTATACAACGACGCGCCAGGGTATAGCGGATGTGTACAATCAGTCTAAGCAGGGCTATGCCGATTTATACAATCAGCAAAAAACCAGCACGGCGGCGGCACAGGATACCTTGCTTGCCGGACGAACGCAAGCGCAGAACCTATCGTATCAAGCCGCACAGGAACCGCTTAAATACAACTTATCGCAGGCGGGCTCATTGTATCAACCTGCGCGTAACGAGATGTACACGCAGAATGCGGCGGCGCAGGCGGCATTGCGGGAGAAGATGGCGAACATTGGCGCAAGCGGCGGCGGCGGGATGTCACAGAAGCAACAGCAAAAACTCGGAACATCGTTCCAGCAAGGGTTGACCGGCGTTGACCTCGCGCAGCAAGGATACATTGACGAGCAAAATCGTGGACTAACGTCGCTGGCGTCACAAAATGAAGCATCACTTGCAAATCTGAACGCCGAAAGCGGATTCGCTAAATCACAAGCGATTGCCGACCTCGAAGCAAGGATGACGCAAGCCGGTATCGACTCTGATTCAGAACTTGGACAGCAGTTGGCGAGCTTATCGCAGCAGGAATCGAGCGCATTGTCGCAGAATGAGATGGCGCGTATGCAAGCTGAACAATCACAGCGCACCAACGATATAAACATGTATCTGAACATGTTCCTAAACGGCAGAATCAGCAAGAAGCAATTCCGCGACATGACAGGAATGGAGATATAATATGGCAGACAACGCCTATAATGAACTTGCGGCCAAAACCGCGCAACGCCAAACAGAAGCACAGGCGGCATTACAAAAACGCATGTCTGATCTTGGTCTTGCTTCAGCGCCGCTTACGTTACAGAACCAGCAACAGATGGCGGCACAGGCGAACCTCGGTCAAATATCGCGGCAGCAACAGGGACAGGCGTCGTTTGACGAAGCATTAGCGCGGCAGAACGCCTTGAACCTTGAAGCGCAGAAGCAGGGCGCGTCTGCCAAGCAATCTTTTGGTGATACGCAAAGCACGATAACCCTACAAAGCATTAAGGGATTTGGTGAACAGCAACTCACGCAGCAGAAATCCCTTTCTGATATTGCGCTGGCACAGCAGAACACGATGCAGGGATTGGATATAGGGTTAAGAAAATCCGAGTATGCGATGGACGAGCAATCGCGGCAGCGCGAAATGTATTATCAGTTATTCCTAAAAAGAAAATTGTCTGCGAAACAGTTTCAAGATAAAACAGGCATTGCTGTTAAGGCGTTTTCTTCAGGGAAAAAACGATCGACCGGACTCTTTGCTACGGCGGCGCAAAGCGCAGAAGCGGCGCGTCAGCAGACCAACGCGGCGGGCGAAGCTGCGCTGAATGAACAGCAGGTTGCAAATGCCGGACCCGGAACAACATCGAACTTTAACAGAATGGATCGCGCCAATGCCGCTGTTACAGCTAATCCAGTTAAACAGAGCATAACGTACCGCGATGTATTGAACGACGTTTCAAGGAATCAGATTGAGTATGTCACAAAGTACGGCACAACGGAATACAACCGAGCCGTAACATACTTAGGTTTCCGTGCTGATGCGGAGGATAACGGCATAGACTTGGAATTTTTCGCGCCGTCGTATCAGCAATACGCGGACTTAATTGAGAATCCCGATAAATATATTCAGCAGTACGGCAAATCAGGATACACCACTATCGTTAATTCCGTGTACGGAAGTTTTAAGAACGAAATGGCTAACGTGCAGGATGCTATTGCTCTCAAAAATAGCGGGGCGTTTTCGGCTGATGTGCTGGCAATGTCTCCTGGGTTGGCGCAGAAATATCAATATACCACTGACCCCGAAGATGTCGCAAGGCAGCATTTAGGTCTTGTTCCGATTGCATTGGAAAAAGACGCAAAGAAGATTATCCAAGATGCAAGGGATCGTCAAACTCAGAGCGTAGACGATATTAGTCTTAATGGCGAGAAAGGAACCGCTCCATTCTCATGGGATTCCACAGATTACGGCAACGCCGTACCAACACAAGAGGAGCTTATTGATGCGGTAAAATATCTTAGCTGGCAGGACGAGCATGGCACATGGAGCCAGCAGGAAAAGGCGTCATTCTCGAATCTTACGCCAGAACAGCAACAACTGGCGCAAGACCAACACTTTGCCATCAGTGAAATAGAGTATAAGGTAAACAATTTAACGCCAGAACAACTCTCACAGGCAGCGACGGGGTTGGGTTTACCTGAAACAGCAACCAAAGAGGACGTTGTTGATTTCTTCCGTGATCAGCAAGCACAGCGCAATGAAACTGTTGCCGATTTGGAGTTGTCTCCAAACGCGACAGGCGAAGAAGTTCAAGTGGCGCAGCAGGAACAGATAAAAACGGCGGCAAAGAACCTCGGCTTGCCGGACACGGCTACCATTGAGGATGTGCAGGCAGAGTACCAAAGATACGAAGCTGACCCTATTGCATGGACGAACGAGTACTATAATAAGAACGGCCCCAAGCGCACCGAGCAAGCTGTAGCGCAAATAGAAGCGGAGCGCAGCGCGGCGTTAAATGGTCTGCAACAGGTCGGCGCGGATCAGGCGTCTATCGACAAACTCAACGCGATGTACGATCAGCGCGTTGTGGATGCGAGAAATTCCGTTTCCGCCGAACAGAAACAGGCGATTGACTTTATTCAAAATCAGCAGCTTATTGAATCATACGATAAGTATAAATCAAACAGCGACTTCATAGACGTGTCTAATGAGTGGTTGGAAAGTCGTGGCGGCGATAAATTCGGCATGGATATGACCGACGAGCAGCGTCGTGTTTATGCATATTTGATGGCTACCGACAGGGACGAAGCGGGCAAGTATTTCAACGCAATTAACGATTCTATTAATCAGGAGTTTGGAAAGCGCATTGCGAATGAAATTGGAAACACAGAAAGCCCTGGGGGGAAAAACGCCCTGCGCATTGCGTTTGGAGTCATTGCGGGTATATCAGGATTTTTTGAGGGAGTCGGTCAACTGTTCAGCGGTGACCCGCTCGACCCGTCAGGATTTCAGTACGCATCGCAAAACATAAGAAATGATATGATTGCGAACAATGAAAAAATTGCGCGGTTCGCCTATGACTTTGCGTATTCCGCCGGTAACATGGCGCCGACGATTGCTTTGTCGATGCTCACAGGCGGCATTGCATCTAGTGCTGGCGTGGCCGCTGGTACAGCCGGAAGGATAGCGGGCGCTATTGGCTCCACGGCTCTTGGTCTTAGCGCAGGCGGCAACGCGTACGGCGAAGCCTTGCGCATGGGATATACGCCTGCGCAGGCAAGGACATACGGTGCGCTGATCGGACTGTCCGAGGGCGGGCTGCAATTCCTAATGGGCGGCATCAGTGGGCTAAGCAGCGGGCTAACAAACGGTGTTGTCGCCAAGACGGTCAGCGGCATCAACAATGTGTACCTAAAGGCAGCTATGACGCTTGGATTGAAAGGGTTATCCGAGGGCGCGGAAGAATATTTACAGGAGATCATTGATCCACTGCTTCGCAATGCCGTTTTAGGCGAGAACAACGAAATCAACCTCCTTGCACCGCAGAACTTTGAAGCCGCGTTAATGGGCGCGCTGATGGCGTTCGCGTTCGACGGCAGGAGCGTGTACAAGGAAACCGTAAACACAGGAGCATCAGGCGTTAAGACGCGCACCAATACAGCCGAGGCGCTGCGCAGCTATGTGAACACGCTGGACGATGGTACGGTCAAAGACACGCTGAACAAGGTGGCTGACAGTTTATCTAAGAAGCAGGGCGTACAAGCCCCTGTAGTGGCGCAGGACGAATCTGCGGCTAATATGGAACAAACGGTTGAACCTGTTGCCAAGACCACACCACAGTCAACCGACACGGCGCAATCACCCGACAATTCAAGACTGGAACAATATGCCAAAATCACCGAGCGGCGATTGAACGCTGATGAAATGAACATCGAAACAAAACGGTTGTCCGACACGGGCAAGGTTGAAATCAGCCGCGACATGAGCATCACTGAAACGCTGGATGCTTTAGAGGCATACCGTAGCGCGGTAAACAAAAACATCAACGACCTCGGTGCGCTGAAAGCATTGCGCATTGGGACTAAAGGGCTTACAAAAAAAGACCTCGTTGCCATCGGCAAAGCGTTGGAAAAACGGGATACCGCCGTGCGCGATCTTGACCGCATCATTCGTGATGTTGATAAGCGCGAGTCGCAAGTATTCAAAAAAACACAAACCCAATTACTTAAAGCTATTACGAAACTGCAAAAAGCAAAGGTAGTCGGAGACATCAAGACGCGCATTGACCAAATTGCTGAAAAATATAATACAAAATCGCTTAAATTGTCGCCTGAGCAAACCAAAAAACTTGAAACAGCCAAGCAAGCGTATCTTGTGGAGTATGGGACAGAAGATAATTTTCCGCAATACGTTAAGAACAAGCTGGCGCGTCTTGAACAAGCGAGCATCGCGGGTCTGACCGCCGAGGAACTTGAAAACAGTCTCGACGAGGTGCAGCAGCTTCAAAAGCGCCACGACTTTGAGTTTGGCCAAGCGGCCATTGCGCGCGCCACGAAGTTTAAAGTGGACACAGACCGCATACAGACAACGCTTCCGTCAAAACCTATCCTCGGTTGGTTTGGAAATCTTGTCGGCTCACCACAGCGCATCACTGGTGTCTATGGAATCGAAGCGCGAAACATCATGTTCCGAAACATCTGGATGGCGTCTGACAACCGCGCTGTTAATGACCGTGCGGTCGGAAAGATTATGGATCAGATTTCCAAAAATACCATTAGTGAGTTTGGCGCAGACCGCGGCATCGACATGAATAATTCAGTGTACGACAACGATCTCAACGTAGCACTTCCACGGCCTGCGCTCATGGCTCTGTACATGACAGGCAAAGACACTGATGGTTTTAGGCGCGTTGTTGAAGATGGATTCAGCATTGAGCAAAGAAACGCAAAAAGCGGTACACAGAAGATTGGGATAAAAATCGACGGCCCCGCGCTACAGGAGTTCATTGCTAACTTTTCCGAGAATTACCCTGACCTTGCCGCGCTCGAAGGGCAGATGCGTCAGATATTTGATTACTACCGTGATGCAATGAACGAAACGCATCGCGCCATTGATGGCACCGACGCTATCACCGAGAAGATGCTGCGCGACAATCCTAATTGGTACCACAATGAAGTTGAGCCGTCGGAAATCACCGTAGAAGAAGTCACCGGGAAGAAAGCCATGCCGTCTGAACCGGGGTTCTTAAAAGAGCGCGTCGGCGGCGGGATGCTCACGCTCGCCAATCCGCTGTACGTCCTGCAATCGTATCATCATCAGGCAAACTTATACACTTCATATGCGGTGCCTGTGCGCGAGGCGGCGCGGCTTATGAGCTCCGATGTCGTGCGCGCTTACACCGAACAGCTCGGCACCGATAAATCGGGAAAATCCAAGGTCGAGGCGTCGGTATTTAAGTTCCTTACTGACGCGGCGAACGGCAGGATACAGCGCGAGCGTGTTGACGCAACGCTGTTAAAACTGCTGTCCTCGTTCCAAAAAGCGCAAATCGCCTATAACCCCAATGTTGTGTTCGCACAAACCGGCTCCTATCCCGGGGCAATGATGTATATTGACGCAAAATATCTGTTCAACCCGTCTTTGATTAAAGAAGCGGCGCAGACAATCTTTTCTCCCGAAGCAAGAGAGGCGCTGTTTGACAAGGCGCCAATCATATACGATCGGTTGATTGAGGGACATTCGATGATTGAGTCAGGCACTGACATACCATCGTACCTAAACAAAGTATTCTCACTCAAAGGTATTCGGTACACAGACGCTCTGACCGTGACAGCGATGTACCTCGCAGCACAGAAACAAGCGGCAGCGACCGGCGTTGACGGTGATGCCTTGTTCCATGACGCCTTGTGGAACACGCAGGACCAGTTTGATTCTGCGTTCCGCAGCCAGTTACAAAAGAGCATCGGAGGACGCATTCTCGCTCCGTTCACGACGCAGACGTTCCAACAGCACAATATGCTGTGGCAGGGATTGCAGTACAAGCAAGCGGCAATCGACGCTGATGCGCGAGGCGAAACAGCGCTTGCCGAGCAATACAGGCGTATAGCCAAGGGTTCAGTTGTTGGCACAGGCGCCAGCGTTGGCATGTATTCCGTTTTGAAAGTGATTGGCACGCTTTTGCTTGCAGGCACAGGGGGCGACGATGAAAAGGAAAAATCGCTTAATAAGATGCTGTCAGTCTTTGTGCAATCCGGGCTCGACACTATAATCCCTGTGGTAAGCAATCTTGCTCCGGCGTGGATTAATAAAGGATTAAAAGCAGTCGGCTCTGACCTCCAGATGACTGATTATGGCTTTGACACACTACTGCAAAATATGATTGATGTGCTTAATCAAACATCCAATGTCCTGTTCTCTGATAAATACACAACGTACGGCAAGGTATCCGAGATTGCCACGCGATTTGCGGAATTTTTTGGTGTTCCTGCTGAAAATATTGAAAAATACACAACGGAACTGCTGGAAGAAATTATTCCCGGCTTCGAGTACGATTATCTCAAAAAGAAACCGACCGCTAATGACCTTGCTTTAAGTTACATTACACGCGGCGGCAACCTCCCGACAGTATTGCCAAGTGATAAGCAGTTGGTGTATGATAACTATTGGGAATTGGTAAAAGATACCAATTTGTCAAGCGACGAAGTTGAATTAGCAAAACGTCTTAAATCACTTTCACACGCGATTGCACCAAATGCATCGACCGAGGCGAGCGCCAATGCAATGTACCGCGCCATGCGGGACAGAGCAATAAAAAATACATTTAACGCTGATGAAATTACGGCAATCAATAAAGTTCTCACCGACAACGAAATAACTGTTACCATCGCGGCAATAAATTCTGCCGCAAAGCGCCTCGGATACAGCGGGCAAGTATCCATGACAGACACAGAGCTGTATGAACTTGTTCGCAAGTTTTACAGATAAAAACTATCAAGAGGTACAACGATGGAGCAACATGTTGAGCGCATTGCGAAGCTGGAAGAACGGACTTTTATCATGTTAGAGGATCAGCGTCGCACTGACGACAGACTATGCGGCATAGAACGCGATATTGCCACAATGAAAGCGGACATGTCCGCAATCAGCGTTACGACACAGAATATCGCCGCAACGTCCGAGGAGACGCGCAAGGACATCAAAAACGCCCGAACGTGGATAATTGTGACGATGATAACATTTCTGCTCGGTATTGGCGCAAGCGCGTTTGCTCTATTGAAATGACCTCAGAAAAACGAGGTGTGAATGGGCTGGAAAGAGGATGCTGTTGAACTTTACGGAAGCGGAACATCATGGAAAATTATTGTAGACAAACTTCAAAGTGATTATCCCAACGAGCATTTGAACCGCGACCGGATACGCGATTACATCAGGTGGAATTCAGAAACATACAAAGAACAACACTCTAAACTCACTTTTGAGGACAAGAAAGCATCATCCGACGAGGATGTCGAATTATTTTACGATCTCATGATTCAATCACAAGAAGCACTTGATGCCATTGACACAAAGCAGACCAAGGCCACTGTGACGATTAACGATGACAAGCCTATCGCCGTCGCGCTATGGGGCGACTGGCACATCGGCGGCAGGGGCGTGGATTACAAGCGCCTTGACCGTGACGCAGAGAAGATCGCCAACACCGACGGCTTGTACTGGGTTGGTATGGGCGACTACAAAGATAATTACCAGTCATACGGTCATGTCGGCGCACAGTACGAGCAAATCATGCAACCCGGCATGCAGGACAAGGCCGTGCTGCATCGCATCAAGGACGTTGCAGATAACAACATCGCTTTGGTACGCGGCTGTCACGACGACTGGGATTACAAGACGGGGAACCGCGATTTCATCGAGGCGATGTGCGACATCACGGGTGGCGTGAACCTCTGGCACGGCGGCGACCTGACGATTAAACACGGTTCCGCCGAGTACCTATTCAAAGTACGGCACAAGTACAAATTTGAGAGTTCTTTGAACCTTGAAAACGCGATGCGCCGCATCATGGAAATACAGGGGCCGTGCGACGTGGCGGCGAGTGCGCATCTGCACAATCCGTATTACATGGAACGGCATCTGATGGGCGAGTTCCGCGTCATGTGTCGCAGCGGTAGTTACAAGATTTGGGACGAGTTCGGGCAGAAAATCGCAGGGTATAAGGGAAAGCCGGGGATTCCCACGATGATATTATTCCCCGATAAAAAACGTATTATACCAATGTTTCTCAATGATGCGATCACAGTGCTAAAAGCATTGCGGTCATAAATAAGAAAGGAGAACAACATGGATTTTCAGCAGTTTCTTTATTCTGCACTCAACGCCATTCTTTTGGCGGTTATCCCGATTCTTGTCGCGTTCATCGCGCAAAAGCTGCATGTTCAGACCAAGAACGAAAAGCTGAACCAGTACCTCGACTTAGTTGAGGACGCGGTTCAAGCCGCCGTGGATTATGTCGGACAGACCATCGTATTTGAGATCAAGAAAGATGGCGCATTTGACAAGGCGGAGCAAGCCAAAGCGTTCGACGCGGCAAAGGCAATGGCAATGCAGATTATTGGTGAAACAGGCAAGAAGATTGTTGAGCAGGCCGGCATTGATCTTGGCGCGTTTGTCACGGCGAAGATTGAGCAACAGGTCAGTTGCAAAAGCGAGTAAAGCGTACCCCAATAACATCCTCCTTTCAAACGCAAAGCGCCGCGGTCAACCTCCTTCCGCGGCGCTTTGCGCTGTGATCTTATTTACAGAACCTCCGTGCAGTCCCTAAACTGCTTCTTTAGTGCGCGCGACTGGATAAACTCTCGCGTCATTGTTTTTGTGAACCTGAACTTGTAATCGTTGGGCGGCGCTTCCTTCTCGACGCCAAACACCCATATCTGATCGCATATCTCGATCATCTTCAGCGCGGCCTGAATAAGCTGCTCGACCTCGGCGGGATTGCTGGAATTTACAAAATCCCAAAGCATTCCGTAGGGCGAAATCGGCGTGTGGCCCTCTTTCACAACATATCCCATCGCTCTCTGCGTTAAGAGAAACGACTCCTGACTCCCGTCATACGGTGCGCATACATATATTAACATATTATTTAACCCACATAATTTTTTTGACTTGTTCTTTGCTCCAGACCACCGCGCACACAGCGCCGGATGCCGTCCATTCACGCATTCTATCCTCTTGCATCTTGGTCGGCTTGTGCTTTCCGTCGCGCTTTGCCTCGAACTCATACCGTGTGCCTTTGTAGCACACACTGATGTCAGGCTGTCCTGTCTTGCCGTACTGTGAGCCATGCCGCACTTCGTAGCAGCATTCCGGCCCCAGCGAGTCGAGGAACTTGGTGATACTGTCCACAACGGACTGTTCGCGTGGCACGATTTTTTTCTTTTGCTTAGGCATACCGATGTACTTATTAAGGTCAGTCATCGTCGCAGCCGTCGCATTCTGGACAGTAGTGCTTGAACCTGCCGTGTTCTTTTTTGACGCACCATCCCTCGTCTTTAATGCGCTCCATCGCTTCGTCGAAACTCTCCGCTTCGAACCCGTCACCACAGTTATCACATACCACGCCGCGACGGTATTGCCCGAGTTTTTCAATCATCGGCTTTCACCGCCTTTAGGCTGTCATACTTCGCGTGATACGCGGCGATCTCGTTCTCGATGGCTCGCTTCTCCGCCGCAGAGGTAAAGCAGTCACGGCTGTGTATGCGCTCAAAATATATCTCACAATTTATTCCTGTATCCATTTTCCTTCTGTGAGCGCAGCCCTTACAATAATCGTACACATCATTCTGAAAATCTCTTTTCATTAGTGGCCCCCTACATCACAAAATTCGTTGCCCCTCCGAGCAGAACCAAACTTTCCCTTGCGCGCGTATATGCGACATACTTTAATCGCAGCATCGCGTCGCGGTCAGATATGTTCGCGCACTTCGCCACATGCGCGTTGTATGATATGTCGGGTATGACGTACACCACGTCCGATTCGCCGCCCTTGACGCTGTGTATCGTGCCTACGACGATGCTTGGCGCCTGTTTCAGCGCGTCCGCGCCGCGCCGTTCAATGATTGTCTTGGGATACTCCAGCGCTTTGGCTTTGTTCGCGGCAATGTTATTGATGTACCACTCCGCGGCAGGCATCACATCCCCCGTCCCCTTATGAGCATGGATACCGCTGTCCTTTTCAAAGAATGCATCGATGAACATGTCGCCCATCATCTTTTCGCCATGCACATCGCGCAGTTCCGTCATGCGCGCTTTGATATTTTCCTTTTCGCCGCGCGTGATGTTCCCTGCGACCTTGATTGCATCGAACCAAAGCAGGAACTCTGTAATGTTATGCTGCGCTTCACCAAATTCGTATCGTTTTGTCAACGGTATCTGGTTAAGGAACGCCATGAGCCTGTCCACACTGGACGCCGAGTCGTCGGTCGATAACCGCAGCGGGTTCCAGTTCCCTGCTTTCGCCCTGTACGGATTGTGGAACGGCAACCCCTCGTCGCGCAGTGCTTTGACAATCGGATTAAGCATGTAGCTGCACGACGCGAGGATCATAATGCGTTTGCCGTCGTACCGCTTCATGTCTTTAAGGATATCTTTTGGCAGCATGTAATTCGCGTTCTGCAACCGCCGCACCTCGCCGTCGTCGTCCCTTGGCTTGTACTCTTTGGGTTCGCGCTGCCTGATGCCCTGCACCACACGCTGCGATTCTTCGTGTATCTTGCGCGGCACACGGTAGCTTTGCGACAGCACTATTTTCTTTGCGCACTCTCCGTCGATCATCACCGCAGGGTCGGCCCCAGACCATGAATAGATGCATTGATCGTCGTCCCCTGCCATGACCTGATATTCCATGCCCGCGCCCCATTTGCGGATCAACGCCATTTCGAGCGGCGTGAAATCCTGCACTTCGTCGAAAAACCCAATCGCGGGGTTGCCGGGCGCGGTGTCAATATCTCTGTGCGGTATCTCGATCATGTCCGTGTAATCGATGATCCCGTTCTGATGTTTCCACCGCTCCCATTGCCTTGCGAATGACTGCACCGCGACGCGCCACCTGTCCTCTGGCAACAACCGCGCCCTGTTGATGTTCATTTCGGTGAACAGTTCGTCAGCGGGCGTCGTGCCGCTGCCGGCCTCGCGCACATCGTCAACGTCGCTTTGCTTGCCGCCGGACAAGGCGTAGTGCGGCGCGTAATTGTTCCAATCTTCCAGTTGTGTTTCAGCAATCTTTTTGGTATACTTCATGGCGCGATACCCGTGGCTGTGGAGTGTACCGATGCACTCTGCATTGCGGTTGCGCCCAGCAAGCTCCACAGCCGCGGCTTTTGTAAACGACGCTACAAACAACTTGTGGATTCCGTGCTTGTCCGCCGCGGCTTGGATTTGTTTTGTGATATAAGTGGTCTTGCCCGTCCCGGGTGGGCTTCAACCGAACACGCGATATTCGGTGTTCATTTATAATCATCCCCTTTGCGTTGTTCCAAATCACGTATTCTCTGTTGCAACAACCTTTGCGTCAATGCTTCCCCCTTGCTTTTGTTTCTCTGTTTATTATCCGCATTTCATAAAGCCACAAGGGGCTATCTTTATCCTGATATGCGCGGACTAATTGTACCTTTTTCTTTCGAGATACGAACGTCTGCAACTCGGCAGCAACACGCGCCCCCTGCATTGTTTCATCAGGAGAAAGAGTGGAAACCATTGTATATATGAGTGATTCTGCATTCATTTTTTAACCCCTTAAATTAATTTTTAGTATTTCCACCTTGCTTTGTTGCCTCGCGTGTCGATGTGGACGATATGACCACCCTCTGAGCCGACGCCGCCTTTGGTGTTCATCACAAGTGCAACGCGCTCAATCTCGGCGCGGATTTGTGCATCGGTTCCCGACGGGCCTGTTCCCCACAAATCCATCGCGTCACCCTTTAAATGCCTTGAGCCTGCCGCGCCACCGCGGTCCATGTTCCACATCGCACAGCGTATGCCGCCTGCAATTCCACTCGCCCTTGGATGCGCACGATTTGTGATGTAAAACTTCGTGTTCGGATATTTCTTCTCGACTTCCTGACAGATGCGCTCGGCTAAGATGCGCACGCCAATCGTTATGCCGTGACCGACAGGCCAGCCATCGCAATACTTGTTACACTGGCACACCATCTCACTCTCGGGGATGCGCGGCACAATGACCTCTTTATCCAGCGCGCCGTTGGTTATCGAGCCAACAATACCGTCAACCGTAAGCCCGAACGCAGCCTGAAATTGTTTTACGGAATAAGTTATCCCTTTATTGGCAATCATTTCAGCGAAGCCCCACTCGGGCAGCCTGACATGAAAATCGACAGCAAAGCGTTGGTCACGCGCAAACCAGTGATTGCCAATGTGGATGAAGTGCTTACCGTATGCCGTGGGCTTGCCGACCGAGAAATAGAAATAGTCGGTTGTCAGAACGTCTGTGCCTTTTCCGCTTAGAACCTCGTCAACCAGAGCGTCGATGTCCCGTATGCTCCACCCCGACGATATGTCTTTGGTCAGGTATGCGCTGTTCGCGGTTGGCGTGAACTGTGCGCTCTGCATAATGACATCTTCGTATGTGTTAGGCCAATGCTTGTCGTTCTTTCGGTTCCGAATGACTTCCATTACAGCACGAATGCCGATTCTGGACTCGCCGCGGCATTCCCACCAGCAGATACGTTTCAATCTGTCATGGTCAGTAATTACAGGAACGGGCGGCTCGATAACGGGCGGAATGGGTTCTTCAATTACCGGCGGCTCAACGACTACCGGCGGTTCAATGACTACCGGCGGCTCGATGGGTCGTGTTTTGAAGATGTCCAGTATCTTCAATAGGATTGCTATGATCTTTTGCCAAAACGCCATGTTTCTTCTCCCCCTTTGATATGTTTATGCGTCCATACCGCACATAGCAGGTTCCAGCATACAGCTCGGTCATGCGGCTCGTCTACGTCGCCGCGCCGCCATTTGAGGTAATGGCGCACCGCGGAGTCGATGTACACATTAACAGGGATGCCCTTGCGCCAGTTGTTGTCGCCGTACTTCTTTGCACCGCCCTCGAATTGCTTTGCGACTTCAAGCAGCATCGTGCATGTGTCCCAACCCCGCCTGGTAATAAAGACCGCAAGCGCGCTGTGTAAAAACATAACATCTTTTTTGTCCATATACCGATTAATGCGAACGAAAAATTCGTCATTGATAAATTCCGCCACAACATCCATCGGCAACAGGTCGCACCGCCCCTTGCCCTCGGCCATGTCGCGCACCGCGCCGGTTTCAAAACTTCTGCGTGTTCCGCTGTCTTTGATTTCCATACTATACCCTCCTTCCTTTATCATCCCAATATTCGTCGGCGCCGATTTTCCTTGAATCGTTGCCGTACTTCTCCGTCAACCACGGCGCGTTGACGTTGACATAATCGCAGCACAATCCCTGTTTTGCCAGCCACTCGATTGCCTCAATCAGCCGCGGACCCTCGCGGCATGTCCATAGAATGATTGTCGCACCTCCACGCTGTCGCGCTATGGCTTCTTTGATTACATGTGACCGCGGCTTACCGATCCCCGGCCATTTCTCCTCGCACAGCGTACCGTCAAAATCAACGGCGATAACCTTTGGCAATTCCTCGACCTCCTTTCTATTCCCACGCGCCTATGTTTTTGAAATTACATTTCGTCTCATTTTCTATATCTTTTCTTCCTCAAAAAGTCCGCGCTCTAAGCATTCTGATCTACGTTTCGCTCTCCAATCTGGATGCGAACAATCTCTCGCCCATTCAACATTGAGCGCTTTGCACGTCCAGACGGGTATTGGATTTGTTACACCCATCATTCGGGCAATCGATGCTCCAAGTCCACAGCGATACCCATGATGCTTGCAGCCTTCACAAGTTTTATTCTTCATGGTTCCCATCCTTTGCAGCAGCGAATTCGCGGGTTAATTGCAACCCATAATGCAAAATCCTATTGATGGCGTCTGGGGCCGTGTGTCCGTCCCATTCTGGTGCTTCATCCAATATCGGAACCGCGAAGTACGCCCAATACGGTTCAACGTCATAATGGTAAGTAGCCTGTCCGAATTGTCCGGAATCCTTTTCATCCCCTCTAAACAATCCTCGTTGTAAATCCTGTTTAATTCAATCATTGTCATAGTCCTTTCTCGTCAGAAAGGCTGCCGGCAATTAAAGCGCTGCCTATGACTTTTAGTTTTTATGTTGCGTTATTTCATCTTTGCGCCGCACCCATAACAGTACGGCGGCATCTTTTTCCACTGGCTTGGCATTCGTTGCCCGCATACGCTACACATCACCTGTCCCGGCGGCCACACGCTCATCACGCCAGACTTCGCTTCTACCCACTCCCCGCACACCACTGGCACAGCGGAAATTGTCTCAACATATTTTAAAATCATTTTCAGCTCTTTCAGGTCTATATCCCAACTGCCAGTTTCTGCTTCGTTTATTAGCGCCGCTTCGTCTATCAGTCGCATGGTGAACGCTCCTTTTCTCCGTCATAATATGAAATACAGCCACCCGTATATCGGTAGTGCATTGGAACTGTGCTTTGCTCTCCCCATGCGCAGAAATGATTTTCACCGCACGAATACCCGTTTGTTCGGCAGCACACATAAAACATTGGCTCTCCGTTGTAAATTCTCTGCGCCCGATAATGTGTACAATCGCGACAGCGACAAACCTGTGCAGCATCAACCGTTGGAGCGTACCGAACGCAATCCATAATCTCGCCTTCGTGGTTCACACACCCCCTTTCTTCGATTGTGCGTTCTACGTCAGATAACAGTGTGTCTTTATCAATCAGCCTCACGGTGTTCCTCCTTTGCTGGCTGTCGGAGCCAGTCTGTCACTCGCTTGACGCACTCGTTGCCGTGGCAATACTCATCCCCGGCACAAACGCGCTCACAAACGGTAGCGTCTACAAGCCACCTTGCCAATTCCTCATCGCTCATGCTCCGTATGCGGTCGGCGTTGCTTACCTTTTTCGTGGTGTCACGAATATGGTCTGCCCTGCGGTTCCACGCGGCGATGGCTTGCTCTTTTGTGTCCCCCGCCGTTTCCGCAATGCAATTAATACACAGCACCCGCCAGCTCGTTTCGTTTTTATCCCAAAACGATTCCATCTCGTCTATTTGGATGTCGTTTCCCCCGCAAAACGGACAGGGCTTTAATTCATCCATTGCTTTCACGCTCCTTTGCTTCGGCGGCTTCGCGAAAGCTGCACCCTATCGTTGTGTCAAAATACGGTGTTCCCATGACCAACCGCTTGCAGAAGAATCCCCCAAATGGTACAACTTTTAACCATTTGCACCCTTCGCAACCACACAGCACCACAAGCCTTTTCTCTCTGTCCAACTGCGCCCAGTGTGCACATTGCTCGGGCGTTGCGCCGGTATCTTCGTAGGCAGCAAGACGGTTAATACAATCCAAAATACATTGGAGAGTGTTTTTATATGGGCTGTCAACCTCCTGCTCGTCCTCTTTTACGTTTACAAGATAAGCACACCTGTTTTTTGCCCTATCCGTCAGTCGTTGCATCTTCATTCCTCCTTCAAAATGCTATTTATTGTTTTGTGCAGCACGCACTTTCTAATTTTGCCACCTGTAATGCGATAGGCTGTAACGATGGGGCTATCCTATGCCACCTGTTCCCAATGAAGCGCACATATTCTGAAAACGTAACTTCTTCTCCGTTTATCGTGCGCCTGTCGCTGATTTGCCACACCCTATGCGGCCTTTTAAGCCCAATGTTATTTGCCCTCACGCATACCGCCGTGTAGTCACAATACTCTTTGCCTGTGCGCTCTTTAATTACTCTCCGTATTTCCTCATAGCTTTTGCCTATGTTTTCCGCTATGATTGCATCAATATTGGTCAGAAACGCAGCGTGTTCCCGCTTGATTCCGCATTTTGTGCAATGTGTTTCTATCTGTTTGCGCGTAAACTCAGTGCCAAAACGAGCATTGAATATTTCTGCCGCTTGCTTGTACGGATATTTGAGCAGTATTTCTGCGATAGCGTCGTTCATTTCGCCCGTCCACGGTCTAAACCCCGTAACAATCCTTAGCTTTTTATTGGCGTGGCTTTTTATCGCGTCATACGACACACGCGCTCCAAATCGCTCATTGAATTCGTGGACGCAGGCGTCAATTCCATCGGAATAATGCTTCCGAATAAACTCGTCTTGTTCCACCGTATATTCATGTCCGTTCATCAAATCAATTCCTCTATCCGCGAGCACAACTCGGGCTGTACCGCCTTGAGTTTGTCAAAACGGATTATCACGTCTGCGTTATTGATCACCTGTTTTGCCAGTAGCGCAACGGTTACGGCCTTCTTGACGGTTTCTCCGTCTGCGTTATCCGCTCTCACCCTATTGATTTCATCCCCAAGTATGTTTTGTAGTTCTGTCAGCTTCATTTCATACCCCTCCTAATCTTCATACGGCGATACCGCCGACCAGTTTTATCCAAAATGATGTTTCGTTACCGCTATCGGACGCCTTACCCTTACCCTTTCCCGCGCAACGCGTCCTGTGTTATCGTATACACACTAACCATTGTGTTGCGCGATGGGTGCAGCCGTGTGGTTTCTGCGCCAATCTCGCGGAGCCGTACGCCCATCTGCTTTGCCGTCACGCGCTCTTGCTGTGTCGTCTTGACCCAGCGGATCAGGTCGTCACCAAAGAATGCAATGCCGTTTTTATACTCAAATGGTAATCTCTGCTCAATCGCCTCTATCTTGTTTTCCTCACTGAACGGTTTGCCGCGTGAAATTAGATATAATTGCAGCCACGAAATCGTCTGCCCGTCCTCCGTCGCTTCGTCGCCCACGTCAATTTCCACACAGCAATCAAGTAATGTTTGAGCGCTGCAATCCCAATCCTCACTGCTAAACTTCGGTAAAAGCTTGCCCGTTGCCGCCGCGACCTTGCTACGGAACTTGTCTTGCTTTATCAGATCCGTCACGTCGCCTAATGTGATCTCCCCCCTGACCGTCTGTAATTTGTACAGTGGCGGGTCGGTCATGTATTTTATTATCTGTGTTAAGCGGACGCCGAACACAGATGACAGCGACGCTAACAGTTCTTGTTGTTTTGTGATATCCAGCCGCGCTCGGTCATCATCGACATTCTGCATGTCAACATGGATCGCAATGGTTTCGGATGATTTTTTCTTGTCTAAGTCACGCTTCGCAACGTGCAATGTGCGCTGAAAATAGTCGATACGGTATTTCGTCCGAACATCGTTTTTCCGCCATGTCCAGCAGATCAGGTCAACGACTTCTTGGTCTGACCATCCTGCCATACACGCATACCGCGCGATGCTCATGTCGTAACTGCTGATGCTCTGATCAGCAAGGTCTTTTCGCTGATGGTTGCATGACGCCTCGAATTTTGGTTCCAGTTCCGACAGGTCTTGGAATTTATCAAACGGCGGCGTCGCTTCGGGGTTTATAACGAACGCAGCCTCGCCGTTCGGGTCAAAAATGGTATCATCAAGGCTTGTAACCGGCAACCACTCATCAAAATCTATCGGGTTGTATCGCTTGTCGCATTCCTCTATAATCTCGACGGGTACTGGGTTGCCCTTATAGTTGGTTGTGCCGGGTATGCGCATCACGCGCGCTAAATCTTGTACACTGTCTACTGACCAGCCGTTTTCTGCGGCCTTGTTCTTAAAGTGATATATAAACCGTTTTTCCAGTAATGCAGCCTCACGGCGCTCGTCATCATTATCAAAGTACCATGTTTCTCTGAATAGCCACCATGCTTGTATGCCGTGACCGCTGTTTACCACGATCGTTGGGTCAAAACCCATTGGAAGCGAGTACACAAGTTTCATTGCTTCGGCGGTCGTTTCGGGTAGATTCTCTTTTTGATGCTCGACGGATTTAAGGTCGATGTCCAGCCACAGACCGGGGATACCGATAATCTCGTCAGCAGGACAACGCTGCGTAAGTCCGTAGGGTTTTGGTGCCAGCCCGACGCCCACATAGGCGTCGAGGCGTCGGGCTTTGGCACGTTCCACAAGGTCCGCAGCTTCCGCCGCCGTCCTGCTCCAATGAGATTCTTTTATATGTCCCCTGTCGAAAAACCATGTCAGCACATAACCCCTGTCCGTATCCTTATCCGCAAACAGCGTATCAAGGAAACGCTTGTGCATATTGTGACCTCACTTCACAATTTATTCTTCGACAATGGCCTCTGTGGCCTCTGTGTGAATCGCTTGCAGCGACGGGAGCAGCGCGTTCCGATAATCCTCGACCCCTGTGACTTCTTCCGCTGACAACCGCAGCATCTTGCCCGCGGCATCCTTTTTCGGTTTGATATCAAGCACACTGTACGCGATGCCGCTATCGTTTTTGGTCTTGACCAGCGAAAGCTGACTGATGATTTCATAATACTTCACGCCGGCGCTCGATAGCCGCATGAGGTATTTTGTTGCGATGGTGATGCTCGTTGGTGGCAACTGCACCACGAGCGGCAATATCGCGTTCTCTTGCTTGACGAACAATAACATACTGTTCTTGCAGGCTTTGCCCTCGCCCTTGCTGCCAAACGCGTTCAGCGGGCACGAGGCGCATTGGCCGCCGGGGTTGCCAAGTCCATATGCTCCGTCGCGGCTTGTGCATTGCGGCGGGGTGCTTCCGGTATCTTCCATGCCGCTCGGCCAGTAGGCGTTCTGCCGTTTGCGGAAGATCAGCACGCCCTCGATCGTCTTAACATCTTCGTCGCCGTCGATCGTAGGGACAACCCACGACGTGCCGCCGCCGCTCGGTACTTTCGTGCGATCAAGCATGCTAATGTCAAGCTGACCGCCAAGGTTAGTTTCAATAACCTCGCTGATTTGCTGCGATGTCATGATCGCGTTCGTTCCTTTTGTTGCTAAATCGTTTGCCATATCTTTTGTATCCTCCTCTTATTTGCGGACTCTAACGTCCGTTTTTTCGTAGATGTCAAAAACCTTTGCTATCCAGTCAGGGCGGTTGCCCTGCTCATCGGTGAACTCGTTTACGATGCCCCTTGCGGTTTGTGGATGGATCGTACGCTTCAGCGCATACCCGAGGCCGTGTTTCCTTGCAATCCTGTTCGCGGATTCTGTTTCAAGGAACTTTGCGAACGGTGATGTTTGCAGGTACACAAGACGGTCGTCAATGCGCATGTTCTGCAACCCGTTCTCGATCATGTGTTCCGCCAAGATCACGTCGAGCGCGTCCATTTCGTCTTTGATCTGTTTTAGCTCGCTATTCAGTTCTTCCTTGCGCTTTGAAAGCACAACGTATCTTTTGAAATTGTCCAGCGTATTCTTTTGAAAATCTTCCAAATTATTCAGTCCTTTCGTATACTTCTTGTAGCCATTCGTCCCATTCGCGGCGCAGTACGCCGGAGTTCTTGTTCATCGCCCGAGCTATCGCTTCTATCTTTTCGTCGGTCGGTATCGAGCCGCCGCGCTCCCAGTTGATTACGCTGTTCAAACTTGATCCTACCAGCGCCGCAACCGCGTTCCTGCTCAACCCGTTCGACGATCTCCATGCGTACAGCGGGTTCCGATCCGACCATCCCATCATCATTGCTTTGAGGTCAGCCAATCGCTTGTCCTCCTTCCTTTGTGTGGCTCTCACATTTTACCAAATATATTAGTAGTTGTCAATTTTAATCTTGAGAATTTCTTCTACCACCTGTTTCCGTTTGTCTAGTGCGTCATACACCTGCTCATCTACTGTTTTTGTCGCCACAAGATGTATGTACGTCACCGGATGCTTTTGACCTGGACGGTGAACTCTGGCAAGGCTTTGTTCGTAGTCGCCTAAACTATACCCGACGCTGTAATACACACAGTACCGCGCCCTCGTCAGGTCGATGCCCACGCCGCCGGCCTGTATCTGGACGCCGATCACGTCCGCGCCGCCGCCCTGCCACGATGCCAGCTCGTTCTCCCTACCCGACAATTCAGCGTACCGCCTGCCGCTTTTCTGGCAGGCCCGCTTGATCTCGTCGAGGTCGTGCCGGAACCTTGCGAACACGACAACCGGTTCCGTGACAGCTAAGTCCTCGAACACCTCGCACAGCTCGTCCTGCTTCTCTGTGCCGACACGCACCACGCCCAGTGGCGTGCTTACCGGCAAATAGCCGCTTGTGATCTGCTGTAATCTTAGCAGCTTGCTCAACGCGTTCGCCGCGTTGATCTGCTGGTCACCGATCATCACCGAGAACTCGCGGTACATGTCGTTGTAGTGCCGCCGCGTTTCTTTGGTTAGTTCCACCTCTCTTACAACGTGCATTGCTTCGGGCAGGTCCAGCACATCGGATCCGACTTGGTACGCCATGCTCGAGAATTTCTTTTGCAGCTCGTCTTGTTTCTGGTACCCCATCACTTGATGGCCTTGGAATCCGCCCATGATCGCGTACCGATTTTTAAAAGCGTGGTAGCTTGTCCCAAAGATGCCCTTGTCCAGAAACCGGTACTGCGCATAAATATCCAGCGGGGAATGCGGCATCGGCGTTCCGGTCAGTCCCAGCTTGCCGCGCGTCTTGTCACCCAGCCTTGATAGGAACATGCTGGCCTTGCCGCTTGCGCTCTTGATTCGATGTATCTCGTCGGCAATGATAAACTCGATCCCCGCGTCCATGAGCATGTCGCACATCGGCTCGCGCCACGCCGCT